AAGTTTAGTGTTCATTAAAACAAACTCATAGATGATGCATAATACATCGTAATGAATGGTAGTAAGAACGGAAGAGTCATCAGCACTAGAAATTCGATAGTTTCAACCAGTTTTCGTTTTGTTGGACGGACTATATGGTTAATTTCTCTAGCTTTTCGCACCATGCTCTTCGCAAATAAAGTTGCTGTGGTCATGGTTTTCCTAAAATTAAGTTATAAGTATTTTGTATAATGCGATATAAATCTAAATTATACGCACTTATTTAGACAAACTAAAAGTCTAATGAATTTTCTTTGGGTCGGAAGGTTTCATTGCAATTTCAAAATCACTCTCTGCAAGTTCTTCAAAGTATTCATCAAATAACTCTTCTTCAGATACATTTTCTAAAATAGAGTCAACTGCTTTTTTCATATATTCTTTACTGATTTTTTTCAAATCATTTGTTAATGGTATAGATTTAGATTCCACCATCTTTAACCAGTTTGCAGAGGCTTCATCATAAAAGGGAATAAACTGTTGATTCATACTACTTCTATGTAAGACTTGGTCAAAGGGGATTTTGACGATAGGGTCTTCACTCATAGGTGCATAAGGATAGAAGGTTGCAAGTGTTGAATTAACTGGTTGTTGAACTGATAAATGACATATCATAGGTAGGGTGACCTCTAATCCTTCAACTGAATCTCTCACCATACCTACAAACTCTGCACCAGTTTTAAGTTTTATAACTTCGTATTTCTGTTCGTTGATTAAGTCTGAAGGTCTTGTCATTTTAAATCGAATTGTTGTATATTGTAAGAAAAGTTCTCCTCGTTGTATATATTTATACGTTCTTTAAGGTGATTGAGAGTGTAGTTATCACATTGCAAATCGTCTGCAATATCAAATAATCTCATTTCAGTCTTCCCAGTGGTCTTTCTTAGACCCCTACCAATTGACTGCAAGTTTCTTATTCTAGATTTAGAGGGACTTGCAAACACAACGTTATCGATTTTTTTAATATTAATTCCAGTAGAAAAAGTTCCGTATGACGCTAGTATGACATTATTTTTTTTCTTCCTTGGACTATCAACTATCTCTCGGACTGTTTCTCTGTCTTCTGTATCAGTTCCACCATGAACATAATGTAAAGTTCCATTCATTCTACCGACCATAGGATTAAACATTTCCCATAATGGTTGTCCGTGTTTTTCTATGTATTGAAATAACACTAGTGTATTACCTCTTAGAGAACCAACAAGATTAGTTATAAATTGGTTTCTACTATCACAACTTACCAAGTAATCCATTTCTTCTTGGTAGGTCATTTTCTTCTGTTTAGTATGACGTAGTATGACACAATCTATTTTTAAATTTGCAATTGTTCCCGAATCCATAAGTTCTTTTGAGGTTATAACTTTTTTGACTGGGCCGAATAAACCTTCTAATTGAAGTCTATGAACCTCTGACCCGTCTAAAGTTCCTGTAGTTCCAATACGAATTGCAGTGGTCTTCATCTTCTCCAAGATACCTTTAAGTGTTTGTGCTTTGAATAAATGTGCTTCGTCACCAATGACAACATCAAAAGACTCTAGCACCTCCTTTGGAGCTTTTGCGAATGATTGCCATGTGGTGACTGTAATAGGTGAATCAAAAACTTCTTGTCCGTGGTATATTTTACAGACTGGTTCTGTATAACCATAATCTACAAAGTCTTTGGTTAACTGTTCCACAAGAGAAGTGGTTGGAACTATAACAATAGTTTTCTTATCATAGTATCGTGCAAGTAAGTATATGATTAATGACTTACCACTTGCAGTTGGAGACAATAGTAATTGTCTTCCATATTTTATAGTTTCATTGAAGGCTTCTATTTGATAATCTCTAGGTTCAAAAGGAAGTTTTAAATCAGCTAACCATTCTTGACTACACTTCTCTGTAGTTTTTTCCCCTATAACATCTTCAATACCACCAAACTCAAATCCACGTTCTCTACAAAATTCATCTACATATGGAAGTAATCCTATGTATATCTTTTTAGTTTTTAAAGAAAATAATCTTACCTTCCCGTCCCAAAATTTATTTCGGTATGAAGGCATGAACTTTGCATTTGGAACTGTATATGAGAAAAAGTCGTATAAGTCTCTTGCAAGACCATCGTCACAATCAACTTTCATAAAGACATCGTCTATCTTCGAAACTTTAACCATTTTATTTAAAAGGATAACCTAACAACCACCCTACTAGTGATTCTCGTGTCCCCCTTGTGACTGGTGTGACTTGGTGATGAACGTCTGAAGGGAATAGTATAATAGACCCTCTTGTTTTTGCACTGAATGGTGCAGATTGTCTAATGTTGTCTAATGTAATGTTGTTGTCTATCGACCTCAAATTATCAAAAGAACTACCAGGCTCTAACCACTCAAATCGACCACCCTCATAATCATCAGGGTCGGACAACTGAATAGTCATACTTAATTTACGAATCATACCATGACTTGGGTCATGAACTTGTCCCACTGGGCCACTATCTGTATGCCAAGTATAGAAATCACCACCACCTAAATGTGGTCTGTTTGTGTAGTTTGTGAATTGAAAATTTTCAAAGTGACTAAAATCCCAGTTCCAATGACAATCTGCACTTGCATATTGCACAGCAGTTGCAAGTTTTTCATGAAAATTTTGTGGTAATAACTCAGGAGTTATCCATTTAACTTGAGACATTCTAATGTCACTTACCTCTTTACCACCTTCTAGACATTCTGCATCAGGGTCATTATTATTATTTTGACCGACTCTACCTCCATGCCATTCCAATTTATTAGAAACTGCAAGTATTTCATTTACTTCTATATTACTAAAGAAACCTTCTGCAATCCAAACATGTTTGTCGTAATTCATTAAGAACCTGCCATGAATTTTCTCCAATCGATTGTATTCTTAATCGTTTGGTGTCTCCAAGTGATATTAGTCATACACTCTTTGAGATAATCTATTGTGACTTTTAAATACTCAATTTTTGCATTGAGTTCTTGTATATCTGTATCTGAATTATAGAACAACTGTAAATCATTTTTCATAATCTTTAATCCGTCTAAAGGGTCATCATTCCAACCAAGTTCTTTTATTTGGTCTTCTGACATTTTTCCGTTATACCATAACCATTTGTTTTTTAATAGTGTATCGTATTTGAATTGATATTGTTTCATAACAAGAATCTTACTGGTTAGTAAGTCTTGATATTTTGCATGGAGTTTAGGGATTTCTAAAGAAGACTTATCAAGTTCGATATCGTCTATTTCACAATCCTTTTCCCACTGGCTCTTAATTTCATCTAATGTCATAATATACTATTATACCATATTTATGGTATTTTAGGAAGTGGATTCTATGTCGTAATATGTGAATCTAAACTCTACAGTTGCAACCACGGCTTCCGTTTCTGCACCACTTTGTAATTCTATACCACTAAGAGATATAGGAAATGCATCATGGAATCTGAAGAATTTATTTGGTATGTTTTTGTTAGTATTAACTACTATTGTAATGTCTGAATATTGTGCAAGGTCATTAGTGACATCACTATATTGACCTGTTGTAGTCTTTTCAGTCCCAGTAAAGTTTGCATATGCAGTTGGGTCTGACACTGGAACAATTGCATTCATCCAGTCATACATTTCTTTGAAATTAGACAAATCTTCGTCAACTAAGAATGATACACTTAGTGATTCGAATGACACTTTATCGCCTGGAAAGAATGCATCTAATCCAACACCAGCTGCACTGACTGTTTCAGTGAATGATAAGCCTGGAATATTTACTGATTGAACGTAGTATTCCACTGTAGGAACTTTATCAATTAGTAATCTAAAGTTATTCTTATTGAGTATTGATTTGTTAATTTCAGTCATTTAGTTTTAAAACTCTCTTATTTGTTGAAGTGTCGAAGTAATCATTACCTCTATACTCTCTAGTGACTACCTCTTCACAAAGGTATCCATCTTTTTCATACAGTGTGGTAATTTTTCTGTGTATTATACCATCTGTTGTTTCTTCCCCATTAGGGAATGCTTTAGTTGACCAAGGGCCTTCTAAAACTTTCACTGTTCTTTCATAATCTGTCATAGTTTTTCCTTCTAAAGGGGGTGAATAATTCCACCCCACAATACTATTTATAGTTATTTTTCATTAACAAACTCATTCAATTCAGATGCAACGGCGATAATATCCTGTGCATTGATTGATGTAGTAAGTAATGGTTTCTTATCATCAGGGTGATTATCGTTGTGGGTGTAAACCGCATCGTTTTTCCTTTGTAAGTTTTCTATTAGTATAGACTGAGCCATACTTAGTAAGTCGGCTCGTATTTCATAACCTGATTTTCCATTTGACATAATTTCCTCCTGTGTGTGTGTTTATGTCTGTATCATCATTGATACCTTATATTTAGGTTGACAATAACACTCACTTTTTGGTATACTAGTAAGGTAGGAAATCGAGACGGAAGTAAGATGGTTGTGAGAGGTTGTTCCGTATAGAAAAGGTGTTCCACACTGTTAAAGTCAATTAAGACGTGGCATATAATC